AAATGCAAAGTGGTCAAACTGTTGAATTTACACAACAGCACGACATCGACAGCATGAAAGGCCATGCTGGCTACGTTCGTGTTGATGAGTTAGACGAATCAGCGGAAAATGATGAACATGAAGTAATCATGCGGCCACCAGAGGCGCACAAACGGCCAGGACGGCCAAGGAAAATAGGTCATGTCGGACATTGATTTACGCGAATTTGGCAAGCTAGAGGCTCAAGTTGAAGTGCTTCAAGTTGAAGTTAGCGCACTGCGCGAAGACGTCAAAAAGCTATTGGCTATGGCTAACAAGTCTAAAGGCGGTTTTTGGGTCGGTATGGCCATCGCATCGGCCATGAGCGGCGCGGCGGCATTTATCTTGGATCGAGTATTTTTCAGATAAAAGAAGGATTAAACTATGTCAACATTTCAGTTAGACCCTAATCAAGTGGCTTTCGGTGTGCCAGCTATGGGAACCACCCAAGTATTTTCTGTCACCAACTCTAGTGTTCAATCAACCGCTTTTGGTGCATCCACAACGATGGTTCGTTTATCTTGCTCTTTAGGACATTGCCATTTTCAAATTGGCACAAATCCAACAGCAAGTTTAACAACTTCACCCATGATGCCTAACAACTTTTCTGAAATTATTAGGGTAAATGCTGGTGAAAAGATTGCTGTCATTAAAGATGCAACTGTAGCGGCATCAACATTTTCAGTAACGGAGTTAATATGAAAAAAGCAACTGGAGCTAAAAAGGTTGGCAAGGTCATGGGCGAGTATAAAGCCGGTACGTTACATTCTGGCAAAGGTGGCCCTGTGGTGACGAACCGCAAGCAAGCGGTCGCGATTGCCATGAGCGAGGCCAAAATGCCTATGCGTGGCCAAAGAACAGCCAAGAACAAGGCTAAGAAATGAAGACCGGCCTATACAGCAATATCGCCGCTAAACGTAAGCGCATAGCTGAAGGCTCTGGTGAAAAGATGCGTAAGGTTGGCAGCAAAGGTGCGCCAACTGAAATGGCGTTCAAGCAAGCAGCTAAGACGGTCAAAAAGGTCAAAAAATGATTAAGCGTGGAAAAGAGGAATTCGCTGGCTTCAACAAGCCAAAGAAAACCCCTTCCCACCCCACCAAGAGCCATGCCGTATTGGCCAAGGCAGGGGATGAGGTCAAGCTGATTCGTTTTGGCCAACAAGGTGTCACCGGCAGCCCTGACGGCAGCAAACGAAATGAGGCGTTCAAAGCGCGTCATGCGAAGAATATCGCCAAGGGCAAAATGAGCGCGGCGTATTGGGCTAACCGCGAAAAGTGGTGACCAAAAACAGTGTAATTTCTCTATAATAGGGGCGGAGGCTTCTTCCCAAGGGGATAGGCAAAAGCTGGCTCTGTAAGGTTTGCGGGGAAGCGAATGACCTATCTTGAAATTGTAAATTCTATTTTGGTGCGATTGCGTGAGCCGACGGTATCTACTGTCGCCCTTAGCTCGTACTCCAGCCTTATTGGCAAGTTCGTTAATGATGCCAAGCGCCAAGTCGAAGACGCCTACGATTGGAATGCTCTCGGCCAAGAAAAGACGATCACCACAGTTGCTGACACATATATCTATTCGTTGACCGGCGCAGGTCAAAAATTCCGTGTATCAAGCGATCCGCTAAACACGACTAGTAATGTCGTCATGCGAAATATTAGCGTGGCCGATATGCGTCAAAAGCAAAATTTCACGCCAATTGTCACTAACATCCCATCGCAGTATTGCTTTGAAGGTGTTGACGGTAGTGGTGACGCGCAAGTTCAGTTTTATGGCCGCCCCAATGGCGTCTATACGATTAAGTTTTTCCTGACTATCCCACAAGCAGCATTAACGTCTGACGGCACATCGGTGTTGGTGCCTGATGTATTGGTTGAACAAAATGCGTATGCCAGAGCGTTGGTTGAGCGCGGCGAAGACGGTGGATTGAATTCGTCAGAGGCTTACAATTTATATCGTTCCATGTTGGCTGACTATATTTCGTTGGAAGCGACACGATTCCCTGAGACGCAGGAGTTTGTTTCGGTATGAGCCAGACACTTGAACGGTTCAGCATTAGCGCACCAGGCTTCTATGGCCTGAATACGCAAGACTCGCCGCTTGATTTAGCGGCTGGTTTCGCGTTGACTGCGACCAACTGCATTTTGGACAAGTACGGTCGGATGGGCGCACGTAAAGGTTGGACGAAGGTCAATACCAGTTCAGGCAATCTTGGCGCTAATGATGTCGGCGTCATTCATGAATTGGTGCGTACCGATGGGTCTGTCACTACGCTATTTGCAGGAAACAATAAGTTATTCAAATTAAGCGGCACAACAGTTACTGAGTTGACCTATGGCGGCGGCGGTACAGCGCCAACTATTACCGCTAATAATTGGCAGTGCGCATCGCTTAATGGAATAACGTATTTTTTTCAATTGGGATATGACCCATTAATTTATGACCCAGCGGTAAGCACAACAACGTACCGTCGAGTAAGCGAAAAAACTGGCTATGCTGGAACCGTACCGCAAGGAAATATCTGCATTTCAGCGTATGGCCGTTTATGGATTGCTGGTAGCGCGACAGATAAAACAACGCTCACGTTTTCTGACTTGATTGCTGGCCACATCTATACAGGTGGCACATCAGGCACGTTGAATGTCAATAATGTGTGGGCTAATGGTGCTGACGAAATAACTGGTTTGGCAGCGCATAACGGATTTCTGTTTATCTTTGGTAAGCGCCAGATTCTGGTGTACCAAGGGGCGACAACTCCTAGCACCATGTCGCTGTATGACACGGTGGTCGGTATCGGTTGCCAATGGCGCGATTCGATTCAAAGTACAAATACCGATGTGGTGTTTTTATCCAACTCCGGTGTGCGCTCAGTTCTTAGAACGATTCAAGAGAAGTCAGCGCCGTTTCGTGACTTGAGCAAGAATGTTCGTAATGACTTGATGCAGTTGGTGGCTGGTGAAACAGCGTCAAATATTAAAGCAGTCTATTCGGAAGTTGATGCGTTTTATTTGTTGACGTTTCCAACGGCTGGGCAAGTGTATGTATTTGATACACGCAACGTCATGCAAGATGGTTCATCAAGAGTAACGACATGGACGCAAATCAAGCCAACAGCATTACACGCATTGCGCAATGGCGATCTGTTAATTGGTAAGAATGGTTATATTGGAAAATATACTGGTTACTTAGACGATACCTCTACGTATCGATTTCAGTATTACACCAATCACGCTGATTTAGGTGATGTGACGGTAACATCAATTGTCAAACGAATTTCTATTGTGGCTATTGGTGGTTCCGATCAAGTAGTGACGATTAAATGGGGTTACGATTTCTCTGAGAACTATCTTTCAGAAAACGTCACTATCCCAACGCAAGGTATCTCTGAATACGGCGTTGCTGAATATGGCGCTAATGGTGTGCCTGTTGCGCAGTATGCCGGTGGTATTGTGATTCAGACGTTAACCTCGCAAGCTACTGGCTCTGGAAAAGTAGTTCAGACAGGCTATGAGGCAGAGGTAAATGGTTTTGAACTATCGATTCAAAAGATTGAAATTTTGGCCAAGCATGGCCGTATAAGTTAAGGGGCGGCATATGTCTGACTATACCAAATCGACCGACTTTGCATCTAAGGATTCGTTGCCATCGGGCAATGCCGGAAAGATTGTCAAAGGTACGGAGATCGATACCGAGTTTAACAATATTGCTGTAGCGATTGCGACTAAGGCTGACTTAGCAAGCCCAGGCTTTTCAGGCAGCCCAACAGCGCCAACGCAATCAAGTGGCGATAGTTCGACCAAGTTGGCGACAACAGCGTTTGTACAAGGCGCGTTAAGTGCAATGTACCCTGTTGGATCGATCTATACGAATGCCGCTGTAAGCACCAACCCTGCCACGTTGCTTGGCTTTGGCACATGGTCAGCGTTTGCGGCAGGGCGTGTCATGGTTGGCCTTGATGCTGGCAATGCAGCGTTTGATACAGCGCAAGAAACTGGCGGTTCGGCTGATGCAATTGTGGTAAGCCACACTCACTCGTTTAGTGGAACCACAGGAAATGTTGGAGATCACGAACATAACCTACAAAAACTAGGATCAGCACAAGCTGGTCAAGATAACGGTGGCGCACCAATATCAGCGGCTACTGGATACAACACTTCAAGGAATTTATCGCCAACAGAAGGCGCTGGAAGCCACGATCACAGTTTTTCTGGCACAACAGCATCAACAGGATCAAGCGCAACAAATGCAAACTTGCCACCGTATATTGTTGTTTATATGTGGCGTCGTACAGCATGAGCGCGGTATTGGAAGATTTGGGCGGTGAGATTACTCACCACTTTTCAGATGGTTTGTATGCCAAAGAGGCGTTTGTACCCGCTGGAACGGCAATACTGAAGCATACGCATGACTTTAGCCATTTATCTATCTTGGCTAAAGGTCGTGTAGCAGTAATGAAGGGCGACTTAATTGAAATAGTTGAAGCGCCAGCGTGTATAGAGATTAAAGCAAATGTGGTTCATGGCATTAAGGCCATGAGCGATTGTGTATGGTTTTGTATCCATGCGACGGATGAAAAAGACCCGTCTAAGGTGGATGAAGTTTTAATTAGAGGGGATTGATATGGGTGACGTCTGCATTAAAGACGTAGCATCGTCAAAATTTTTAACTGAACAAAATACGCCAGAAAAAGTAAAATTTCGTCAGGATGTTTTAACAACTGAAACAGGATTAAAAAACTTAATTAGTGAAGGCAAAATAGCTGATGCTTTGCCTGATTGCACATTAACACATTACTTTACGCCTAAAGATGATAAATATGGATGCCATGCGTATGCTAGAGAAATGTTTATACCTAAAGATACGGTAATTATAGGAAAGATACACCGGCATCAGCATTTAAATTTTATCTCTAAAGGTAAAGTGATTGTAATAACTGAATTTGGACAAAAACATCTTGAAGCGCCTTGTACGTTTGTTTCAGAAATAGGTTTAAAAAGAGCCGTATATGCGGAAGAAGATACTTTGTGGACTACAGTGCATTTGACTGAACATGGCAGTAAAGAAGACTTGAGCAAAATTGAAGATGAAGTAATTGCTCCAAGTTATGATGATATGGCGTTAATTGATTCAGTAGAAAAACTGCTGAAACTAAGGAAGGAATAATTATGACTTGGGGTGCGGTAGCTGCCGGAACAGGCATGTTAGTTGGCGGGTATTTACAAGGCCAAGCGGCGCAAGGCGCTGCGGAAACGTCTGCTAGAGCGCAATTAGAAGCGGCGCGACTTGCTGCCGAAGAATCACGCTTTAGACCAGTTGGAGTTACAACGCGGTTTGGTACAAGTCAATTTACTACTGTTC